GCGGTACTCTTCGACGATGATCGCCTCCTCCCCGTCGCCGTCGGCTCCGGGGATCGCGGCCATCTGCTCCTGATGCATGATCGTCTTGCCGATCGACGGCAGCGGGTCTTCCAGGTCGCCCCCCTCGGTCGGGGAGTGATGGAAGACGAGCAGCTTCGTGGGATCCCACAACCGTCCGTAGGTCGCGTTGGCCCCCTTGGCGGAGGCGTTCTTCATCCCGCTGGCCACGAACAGGTGCTCCAGTTCGTAGACCGCCTTGAAGGCCTCGGCGATCTTGCCCATCGAGGCGTCGTCGCCGAACATCGCCTTGAAGTTGTCCTGGACCTGCTGGGTCCGGGCCCACCGCCGCAGCGCCCGGGCCGACAACTGGACGGCGTTCGGCCGCATCCCGAGCAGCAACTCGAGCGCGTCGATGGCGTTGTCGATGTCGGTGATCGGCGTCGCGGTGTTCGGGGTGGTCCACGGCGTGCTGATCGCCGCCGAGCCGCCCCACGTGGTCCCCTCGATGAGGGCCGCGGCGGCGTTCTCCAGCGTCTGAAGCAGCCGATTGACCCCCCGTTGATTGTGGATCATCTCGGCCCGCAGAATGGTGCCGTACCGCTCGATCGTCGCATCATCGACGACTTCTTCGACGCCGTGCTCCTGGGTGGCGTAAGTGTCGGTCTCCCAGTTGAAGTCATCGCGCGAGTATCCCCCTTTGGGGGCCCGCTGAGTCTTCTCGATCGGGGTGAGGTACGCTTCGGCCGGCAGCCGCAGGAACTGGGCCGAGGCCTCGGCGACCACCACGACGGGCAGCATCTTGAGCCCGATGAACCCCCGACGGTTGGCCATCAGGTTGAACTCGGACAGGGTCATCGACAGGTCAAACCGCTGAATGGCGGTGGTCGGGGCAGCCATGCTGGATACTCCTGGCACCGTGAGTTCGGGACAATGTTAAGCGACACAAACCGGCGGGGTTCAGCGGCCGCATCCCCCCGCCGGCACTCACGGACTGTCGATCAGGCCTCGGCGGTCCAGCTTCCGGTGAACCCGAACACCGACCACTGGCCGGCCTTCGTGCATTCGAGGTCGACGGTCTCGCCGTCGGCGTCGGCCACCAGATACTTGCCGGCCGCGCCCTGGACTCCGGTCGAGGGGAGCGCGACCGTCTCGGAACTGTTGGGGTCGACCCGCAGCTGCTGGGCGGCCCCCACCCGGAAACGATACTTGAGCCCCAGGGTGGCGGCGGGGAGCGCGAAGGTCACCGTGCCGGCGGCCCCGACCGTCGTGAAGGTCTTCCCCGAGTCCCCGGCGGTGACGGTGTAATCCGCCGTCTTGGGGACGACGGTCGAGGTCACACCCGGATCGTTGACCGCCGGACAGACCCGCAGCACCGCGCCGTTCCCGGCCGAGGCTTCCAAGGCCGTCCCCAACGGGACGACCCCGGCGTTGCTGATCTTGCCGTCGGCGGCGGCGTAGACCTTCGACCCGGCCCCGAACGCGGCGGCGGCGACCATGTAGATCGCGGCCGCTTCGTGGTACCCGAGGATCGAGGCCAGATCCCCGGCGGCGACCACGGGATCATTGACGACCCCCAGGCCCCGTTCGTCGTCTCCGGCGTAGACCGCATCCCCGGACGAGTGACGTTTGACGCGGCGGAACTGCTCGAGCGCAGCGTTCGCCGGGAGGGTCAGCGATTCCTTGATCGCGACGGCGGACATGATGAACTTCCTTCTAAAGTGGCGAACCTGCGGAACAGATCACGGGTGTCCCACCATGGGACGGGGCGTCGACCATGGGATCAGGCGGCCTTTTCGCTGATCAGCCGCCGGGCTTTGGGAGACGGATTGGTTTCGAGGAGGTACCGCTGATGCAGGTCGGGGTCTTTGGCGGCGACCGCCTGCACGGCCTGCAGCCGGCTGAGCGTCGGTTTTTTCACCATCAGCTCGGTAACCCGTTCGTTGAACAGGCTGAAGGCATCTCCGTCCTGGTCGGCATCGTCGGCGGCGTGGGTCACTTTCGTCGGGACCACCCCTTCCGGTTTCTTGGGAGCCGCGCTGCTTCGCGTCTCGGTTTCCTTGGCCTTTTGCTCCGCGGCTTCCCGCTTGGCCCGCTCGTCGGCGAGGAGCTTCTGGCTGGCGTCAAGATCCTGCTGGAGCTTGGCGGTCCAGGCCTTGCCGGCCGCGGCGAGGGTTGCCCCCGCTTCGAGCTGGGCGAGCAGAAAGTCGGAGCTGGCCCCCGGGCAGGCCCCCTTGAGGTCCGCCAGCGTGGCCGCCGGCGGGGCGGCGGGAGTTTCGGTCGACATGGACTTGGGTCCTTTCGGAGTCGAGGTTGCTTTCCCCGCCACCCGTTGGCGGAGCATCGAGAACGCTTCGTCGAGGGTCGCGACGCGATCGGCGAGGCCGAGCCCCACCGCCGCCGCCCCCACATGCACCCGCCCATCGGCGAGACTCTCGACCCGCGCCCGGTCGAGCTTGCGCCCGGCGGCGATCAGGTCGAGGTATTCGCCGTTGATGGCCGACACCGTGCGCTGGAACTCGGCGAGCTGCTGCTCGGTGATCGGAGTCCCGGGGGTCCCCATGCCCTTGAAGGCTCCGGCCTTGATGACGTGCCGCTGGATCCGCATTTCCTGCGCGGCCCCCGAACTGTCGGTCACCACGGTGTAGGTCCCCATGCCCCCCACCAGCGCGTTCTGATTCGTCAGCAGCAGTTCGGCCTGCACCCCGATCCCGTAAGCGGCCGAGGCCATCATGTCTTCGGCGAACGCATAGACGGGCTTCTGTCGGTTCGCGGCGGCGACGTCGCGCGCCAGATCTCCGGTCCCCGCCGAGGTCCCCCCCGGCGAATCGATCACCATGAGGATGCCCTTGACCTGCTCGTTCTGGACGGCGGACCGAATCGCCTTGCGGTAGGCCACGGTCGACGGCCCCCCGAAACTGCTGGTGGCCTTCATGAGGGTGCCGCTGATCGTGAGGACCGCGATCCCGTCCTGCACCTGGTAGAGCAGAGTGGAATCCTCGGAACGCCGCTCCGCCTGCAGCGCCAGCACCCCTTCGCGGATGTGCTGGGCCAGGGTGGGGGCCTGCAGCTGCTGGAAGAGGGCTTCGCCGGCCGCATCCTCGATCGACCAGACGCCGAACCAGTCCTGCAGGCGGCTGAACCACAGGTCTTCACTGCGCGGGAGCGTGAGTTCAAACGGCATGCTTATCTCCCGGCGTGGAGCCTTCTTGCGCGGCGACGGTGATCGCCAGATTGCTGGTCCCGGTCAGCGACAGGATTTCCCGCCAGTGGAGCCCGTCGAGTTCGGCGGGGAGTTCTTGCCGCAGCATCCGCGTGGCGAGCACCGCCTTGCGGATGGCGTACACGTTGTCCGCGATCGTCTCGTCGATCACGTCAAACCAGTTCTGCCCGATCTCGGCGTGCAATCGGCGGGGACTGGTCTGCAGGGACTCCAGCCGGAGGCGGTTGGCGGTCGCATCCTTGAGGGGTTCGATGTACCCATACCCCTTGGCGTTCCACCGGTGCCGGAAGACCTTCTCCCCGATCCGCTCGGCGATGTCGCGGAGCTTGGCCCCGATCCGGTCCTCTCGGGCGAGCTGCTTCCGCACGTGCCACCGCCAGGCCGGGACGTGAAGCTGCTGGATGTAATCACCCACCCACCGCCGGAACGTGCCGCGGGCCTGGTCGATCGCCCCGCGCCAGCCGGAGAAGTTCGTGTTGCTCGGGTCGAGCAGGAGCACCGCGACCGGGATCCCGAGGTTCACGGCGATGATCGACAGCATCAGCATCGAGAACGTCATCGAGCTGTCGCTCTGCACCGCGGGCGAGAACATGCTGATCGTTTCGCCCGGTTTCCCGACGATCTCCAGCCCCGGAAAGAGATGCTGCAATAGCCGTTGACTGCCGTTCGGCTCGGACCGCAGTTCCGTTTCGCCGATGGTCCCCGGAGCCACGGGAACCGGGATCCCTCCGAGACCTTGCTGACGAATGATCGTCACACAAGAGGCGACCTGCTCTTTGACGAGCTTGGCGAACGCGATGTCGTCATGGATCCCCGCCGCTTTGGCGATGGGGGCCATGCGCGTCACCCCGCGATTTTCTGAGACCCGCTTCGGATCGCTGATGTACCAGGCGAGTTCGTTCCCGTCGGCGTCATAGGCCGGGTATTTCTCGCACTCCGAGACCAGCTGCGGCCGCAGCTCCGCGCCGATGTCCCGCTTGGTGATCCACCAGCGGACCGTCCGTCCGTCGTCATCAAGCTCTCGGCCGTGGACGACGTTGGCCTTCTTGGTCCCCTTAGGCGTCCGGATCCGGTGGGCTTCCACGCACCATAGCCGGCCTTCGGTGGTGGGGAGCACAAGATGATCGCCATGGACCAGGAACCCGGCGCGGAACGCCAGCCGTTCGATCTGATTCCAGGTGAACTTCCCTTCGCGATGGCAGGCGGCTTTCGATTCCGCCCAGGCGTCCCAGGCCTCTTCGAGGATCTCGTCGGCCTCATCGTCGCCGGTTTGCGCGTCGCGCAGGACGCCGGTCTGGATCACGTTGTCGACGACTCGGTTGATCCCCTGACCGATCAAGAGATCGTCACGGTCGATCGCGTCGGCCAACTCTTTGAGGTAATAGAACCGACTTTCGTGCCGGATGTGGTAATCGGCCCCGCTCCCGCCGGGGACGATCCCGGTCCGGGGACGGGAGAACTTGCTCGGTTCGGCCGCTTCGTAATCGAGCTTGAGCTGCCGGAAGACGGTCGTC